CCCATTCTGCGAGCGCCGACACGGACGCACAGTTCGTAGGTTGTCGCGCCTTCAGGGCGGCTGATCATCTCGATCACGGCGCGGGTCTTGAAAGCGAAGTGAGCATAGTCGCGCGCGATCTGGCGACCGGCACCAATGTCACCCGCCTTTGCGGCGGTCACGAGTTGCAGGCAGCGGATGATCCAGTTGACCGCCTTCACCGCATCAACCGTGCCGCTGTGCTGGCGAAACTCGACAGTCGGCTTGTCACGGTCATACGTGGCGAGGTTCAGCTTGACGTAACGCTCAGTGCCCGACCCGGCAGCAATTTGCATTGCCCGCACCAAGTCTTTCCAGTTCCGCGCCCGGTCAACCGAAGCGAAATTGACGCTGGCAATCGAGCGGCAGAAACCGGCGTTGTTCGCGCGACGGCTGTTCGGCATCACCTCGTCAATCTCACGCTCGTAGGAGGCGTACAGCTTGACAAGATTTTTTTGCGTTTGCAGATCGTTCTCGGCAACGCCGACATGAACGTGGAAGCCGCAGCTTGAGTTGACGTTTGCGCCCATGTCACGGAGAGCGTTGACAACGGTCGCAACTTGGTCGAGCCCGTCCTGTCCGCGCAACACCGGGGACACGAACTCGGCACCCGAGCCGCCGCGAAAAGAGCCGAGGCCGTTTTCGTCACGGATCGAGCCGTCCGCGTGTACGTCCCAACCGAAGCCTGTACGGCGGCGCAGTTCCGCGCGCGCGGTGGAGACGCTATAACGATTGCCGGGAAAGAACACTTCGAACTCGGTGCCGAAGGTCAGATGTGAGAGTGTGTCGTCCATTTTGGCTTGCTCCTTATTTGGCCGGGGCCGACCCCCGGTGTGAGAAGACCATGCCAGCGCCAACGGTGGTTTGTAAAGCCATGCTTTCCTTTTTCGGCAAAGACATGGGCTATGTTCATGGGGTGCATGGCGCACCTGTTTTGTTCCACACAGGAGGGCTGAATGGCTGAGATACCCGAGGCCGGAACGATCACCGCCGAGCAGGCGGTATTACTGCTGCTGCTGGAAAACTCAGGCGACCTCAAGCGGCTGGAAAAGGATGGCGCTGTCGCGCCGATGGCACCGGGCCGCTACTGGCTGAAAGACCTCGTGCAGGGCTTTGTGCGCTACACGCGCAAGAACGCCGACATGACCGACACGTCATCGCTGTCGATCTGTTTCGGGCTGACCGGTGCACGTATCGGACAACTGGCGCGGGAGGGCTGGTTCAAGCAAATCGAGCGCGGGCGCTACAATTGGAAAGAGGCATGTGCAGGTTACATCCGGTTCTTGCGTGACGAAGACCGCCGATCATCGCGGTCATCGAGCGACAGCCGCATCAAGGATGCCAAGGCGCGTGACATCGAGATACGCACAATGCAGCGGCTGGGTCGTCTCGTGCCGCTGGAAGTGTACGAGGAAATGATTGACAGCATCTGTGGCACAGTGCGAAGCGAGTTTGCAGGCATGGCCGCAACGGTCACGCGCGACCTCAATTTGCGCCGCATGATCGAGAGAGAGGTTAATGCTCGACTACACCGCATCGCAGAACTCGCAATGGCACAAGCCATACGGCTGGAGACGCGCAGCGGCGCTGCTGATGCCGTCAGCGCCAACGGAACCGGACCTGTGGGCGGCGGCAAACAGGACGTATCCGCCGACAGCGGCAGTGCCGGGACCACGCGACCCCCTCCTGACACCCTACGTGGTTGAACCGGAGCGCGTCATCGCATCGGGCGCGTACAAGCGCGTGGTCATGGTGTTCGGTGCGCAGACCGGCAAATCCGAAGCGATGCTTGACGTGGCAGGGCAACGGCTCGATCAGCGACCGGGACCGATCCTCTACGTTGGGCCGAACAAGCAATTCCTGACCGAGCAATTCGAACCGCGCGTCATGGCGCTGCTGGACGAAGCGCCGTCACTGATGGCGAAGGTGGCGCGCGGCAAGCGTATGACAAAGACGCGCAAGGTGGTTGCCGGTGTGCCGTTCCGTCTCGCCCATTCGGGGTCGTCAACGGCACTGAAGTCGGACCCCGCCGTCCTCGCACTTGTCGATGAGTACGATGAGATGCGCGACAACGTGAACAACATGGGCGGGCCGCTGGGTCTGGTGGAACGGCGCGGCGACACCTACGCCGATTTCGTTTGCGTGGTGACATCGACACCGAAGAAAGGCAGGGTCGGCGCGGTGCAGGATCAGTCGTCAGGACTGTTCTTCTGGGAGCCAGCAGTGACAGAGGATGTTGAAAGTCCGATCTGGCAACTGTGGCAGCAGGGTACGCGGCATCACTGGTGCTGGCCGTGTCCGCACTGTGCTGAATACTTTGTCCCGCGCTTCAACCTGTTGCGCTATCCGCTGAAGGCACCGCCGCTGGAGGCGGCGCGCGAAACCTTCCTTGAGTGTCCGCGCTGTGGCGGCATCATCAACGATGATCACAAGGCCGACATGAATGCGCGCGGCAGGTACGTTGCGCCGGGGCAATCGGTCGACAAGGAAGGCGTGGTGCGCGGCGGCTTCACCGAGAGCAAGACAATCTCGTTCTGGGTGTCGGGGCTGGCATCGCCGTTCGTGTCGTTCGGTGAGCGCGTGGCGGTGCTGGTCGAAGCGCAGCAATCCGGCGACGATGCGATGGTGCAGCAGGCGATCAACGCCGGGTTTGGTGAACTGTATTCACCGGGCGGCGGCGAAGTGCCCGAGTGGATGGAAATAAAAGAGAAGTCCCGCGCGTCATCGTACAAGCGCAACGAGGTGCCCGAGGATGCGCTGTATCTGACACTGGCCTGTGACGTGCAGAAGCATTCGATCCCGTGGGTCATCCGCGCGTGGGGCGCACGGGCAACATCGTGGCTGATCAACTACGGCTATTTGCGCGGCGACACGACCGAGGAAGAAATCTGGGGCGCTCTGGGCGATCTTGTCTCGGCACCCATCGACGGTATGGCAATAAAGCTGGCGTTCATCGACAGCGGCTTTCGACCGGGCAAGACCGACACGCTGCCGCTCAACCGGGTGTACGAGTTCTGCCGCCGTTTCATCCGCAGGGTGAGGCCGACCAAGGGGTCATCGACAGCGATGCGGACGCCGCTGGTGTTCAACAAGATTGAGGTCAGCCGCAAAGACGGACGCGGTGCAAAGTACGGTCTGGACCTTGTGCGGCTCGACACCGATCACTGGAAAAGCTGGGTACATGAAAGACTTAGATGGCCTGACGACCGCATCGGCGGCTGGCACGTCTTCAACGGCGTGGACGATGATTACTGTCACCAGATCGTCTCCGAGGCGCGGCTGAAGCAGCCGACCGGCAAGGTGGAGTGGGTGCAGCGGTCGCGGCATAATCACTTTTTCGATTGTGAGGCGATGCAGGCGGCGGCGGGATATTTGCTGAACGTGCAGCGCATTCCATTGCAAAAAAGTGACAGGGGCCCTACAGAGGGTGTTGGCAGGCAGCCGCCAACCCCACCAGAGGTAGTGAACGTCGAAAACCCGACCGCACCCGTAGCAAGCGGGCGACGTGGGAGACGACGCATTATCCGGTCAAATTATCTGGGAGCGTGATGCGCTCGCTTGATCTTCGCCTGCAAACAAAACTTCTGCGCAAGAAGTACGGTCTGCCCCGCACCATCAACGGAAAAAGTCTGGCCCCGACACAGGCGCAGATCGATGCGTTGCGCGCCGTCATCGTGTCGGGTGTCGAGGGCGCTGGCTACGGCGACAAGCGCACCGACTTCCGCTCGCTTAACGAGCTTCGGCAAATCCTCAATGCAATGGAAGAAGAACTGGACGGTGGCGGCGGACGCATCCGACAAATCCGCATGACATCGCCGTCCGACAAAGGTTTGTGATGGGAGCGATCCGCAACGCACTCAATGAAGGCATCCTTGGTCCGGTGCTGCGGCGCTTCACAAATCAGCAGCCGTCGACAATGGTCGGCAACAACGGCACGACGCAGTGGTCGACCGGCTACGATGGCGGCGGCTACCGGCGACGGCTCAAGGGCTGGACGCCGTCGCAGTACACCACCAACACCATCCTCACATCGTCGGGTCATGTGTTGCGCGCCCGCACACGCGATGTGCTGCGCAACAATCCACACGCCAATGCCGCCTGTGAAAGTTTCGTCGCAAACCTGATCGGCACCGGCATCAAGCCGTCATCGCTGTTCACCGAAGACAAAGACTTGCGCGAAGCCATCATGAAGCTGTGGCTGGATTGGACCGACGAATGTGATGCAGACGGCATTGCCGACCTGTACGGAATGCAGACCATCGTCGCCCGCGCGCTGTTCGAAGCGGGCGAGTGCTTCATCCGCTATCGCAATCGCCGCGTGAGTGACGACTTCCTTGTGCCGATGCAGGTGCAGTTGCTGGAAAGCGACATGTGCCCGTACTGGATGAACCAGAAGGCCGACAACGGCAACTGGATCATGAACGGCATCGAACTCGATTTCCTTGGCCGCCGCGCCGCGTACTGGTTTTACCCGATCCATCCCGGCGACATGCCAATCGAGCAGGTCACGAGCATGGACCCGGTGCGCGTTCCGGCGTCCGAGGTGCTGCACATTTTCAAATGCACACGCCCCGGCCAGATGCGTGGTGTGCCGCTCATCACGCCGTCGCTCATACGGCTGTTCTTTCTCGATCAGTACGACGACGCGGAGCTTGAGCGCAAACGCATTGCGGCAATGTTCGCGGGCTTCGTCACCTCCCCGGCACCAGAGGATGTCATTCCCGTGGACGGGCTTGACACCACGTCTGAACAGGAAGGCATCGGCCTATCCGGTCTTGAACCGGGCACGTTGCAGACGCTGTTGCCGGGAGAGGACATCAAGTTCAGCGAACCTGCGGATGTCGGCGGGACATACGAGGCTTATCAGTATCGGCAGCAGTTGGCGGTGTTCGGTGCGCTGGGCATTCCGTATTCGCTCTGCACGTCCGATCTTCGACGCGCCAACTACAGTTCATTGCGTGGATCGATTGTCGAGTACCGGCGCAAGCTGGAGCAATTCCAGCACAACGTCTTCGTCTTTCAGATGTGCCAGCCGATCTACCGGCGCTGGCTCGACACCGCCGTCCTTGCCGAAGCCCTGCCGATCAGCAGCAGCGACTACCTGTTGCGGCAGGCCGACTATCAGCGATGCAAGTGGATACCGCAGCGCAATGATTGGGTCGACCCGCTGAAGGATCGTCAGGCCGAGAAGCTGGCGGTGGACAGCGGCTTCAAGTCACGCAGCGATGTCATCGAGGCCGAGGGCTTCGATCCGGTGCTGAATGATGAGCGCATTGCAGCCGACGCAGAGCGTGAGG